ACCTGTAGTATTTGATATAGATGTGGTTGTATTTGTTATTATTAAATTACCAGTAATTGTTACATTACCGGTAATTGTACCACCAGTATTTGCATTGACTGTATTGTTTGCTCTTGTATAAGCCGCATTAGCTTGTACAAAAGCACCATTGGCATATAATGATGACGAGTTTGCAACATTAAATCCGGCGTTTGATTGTACAAAAGCACCGTTAGCATATAGTTGTGCCGAGTTTGCAGTAAAGTAAGCAGAATTGGCATATGTGCCGGTTACATTCTGACTACCGTAAGCAGCATTCGCCTGAACAAATCCACCGTTAGCATAAAGTTGTGCCGAGTTAGCCGTATAGTAAGCTGAGTTGGCATATGAACCAGTCGTGTTCTGACTTATGTAAGCTGCATTTGCCTGTGTATATGCATTTGTGATATAAGTGAATACATTATATCCACTAACATATATTGTGTTGGCTATGACATTTGCTTTTACAGTATTAGCTATTAGATTTGCACGTTGATAAGAAGGATCTGTAATTATAATATTGTTATTGGGTGATACTTCTGGTGTATAACCTTCAAATATATTCCATTCTTTTGTATCCGAATCTCGGAAAAAACCTGTGTGTGCGTTTGTTCCATTATTATAATGTGCAGCAAAACCAATATCTAATGCATCTGAGTAATAATTTCCTAAACCCAATAATATCAAAGTATCTTTTACAGTAAAAGATTCAGTATTGGTTGTTATAGTAGTACCTAATACAGTCAAGTTACCTTGAATTGTTGCATCTTGGACAATGGTTAAATTGCCTGTAATTGTTCCGCCTGCCAAAGGTAAAGCATTATTAGCTTTCAAGAATGCAGAGTTTGCATATGACCCAGCTGAATTAGCAAAACTAAGTGCAGTATTGGCATATGTACCTGTCACATTCTGGCTACTATAAGAAGCATTGGCTTGTACAAAAGCACCATTTGCATATAACTGTGCTGAATTGGCCGTATAATATGCCGAGTTAGCATATGTGCCTGTAGTTATTGCATTTGCATTGGCGCCGTTAGCTGCTAGATAAGCCGAGTTTGCATAAGAACCAGATGTTATGGCATTCGCATTTGCATTATTAGCCGCCAGATAAGCTGAGTTAGCATAAGTTCCTGTTACATTTTGACTAGTGTATGATGCATTTGCCTGTACGAATGCACCATTAGCATATAACTGTGCTGAATTGGCGGTGTAATATGCTGAGTTTGCATAAGAACCAGATGTTATTGCATTCGCATTTGCGTTATTAGCCGCTAAGTAAGCTGAATTAGCATAAGTTCCTGTTACATTTTGACTAGTGTATGATGCGTTAGCTTGAGTAAATGCACCATTCGCATATACACCAGCAGAATTTGCAGAAAGAAATGCTGAGTTAGCATATGCACCTGAGGTTATTGCATTTGCATTAGAATTGTTTGATGATAAAAATGCAGAATTGGCATATGAACCGAATGTTATTGCATTAGCATTCGCACCATTGGCCGCCAAATAAGCTGAGTTAGCATAGGTACCAGTTACGTTTTGGGAAGCATAAGCTGAATTTGCCTGTACAAAAGCACCATTGGCATATAACTGAGATGAATTGGCTGTATAATATGCTGCATTAGCATATGTACCTGTTACGTTTTGTGAACTATAGGCCGCATTGGCTTGTACGAGAGCACCATTCGCATATACGCCAGCAGAATTTGCTGTTGTAAAAGATGCATTAGAATATGCATAAGGTGCAGCCGCAGTAACTTGATATGTTGTATCGGGAAATATTACACTAACTGAAGTATTAACAGAATTTGCATATATGATATTAACACCACCAATATTTCCACTCGAACCGGTTGTGGTAAAATAAGCAGCTGTTACATTATTTGCAACTGTTAAATTATTGGATACAGTTAAGTTGCCTGCTGTAATTATTGTGCTTGTATTTTGTAATGCCGTATTTGCAACTCCAAAAGATGCATTGGCCTTAACAAAAGCACCATTCGCATATACACCAGCAGAATTTGCTGTTGAAAATGCTGAGTTAGCGTAAATACCAGTAGTATTTTGAGAACTAAATGCTGAGTTAGCGTAAATACCAGTAGTATTTTGAGAACTAAATGCTGAGTTAGCGTAGGCACCAGTTGTTATTGCATTGGCATTCGCACCATTAGCCGCCAAGTAAGCTGAATTGGCATATGTACCGGTTACATTCTGAGAAGCATATGCTGAATTTGCTTGCAAGAAAGCTGCGTTTGCCGCGCTACCAGCTGAAGTTGAATTTGCTGTTGCGAAGGCAGCATTAGCCTGAGCAAATGCACCATTAGCATATACACCAGCAGAATTTGCAGTATAGTATGCTGAGTTAGCATATGTACCAGATGTTATTGCGTTAGCATTTGCACCATTGGCTGCTGTATATGCGGAGTTAGCATATGTGCCAGTCACATTTTGTGAAGCATATGATGAGTTTGCTTGTGCAAACGCTGATGTAATACTGGTGTTCTGTGTTAAATTAATTCCATTCGATGAAGAATAGACCGAATTTGCTTGAGTGAATGCACCATTGGCATATGTACCAGATGTTATTGCGTTGGCGTTTGCATTATTGGCTGCTAAGTAAGCTGAATTAGCATAAGTTCCAGTTACATTTTGACTAGTATATGCAGAATTGGCTTGTACAAAAGCACCATTCGCATATAAACTCGCTCCATTTGCTTGTGTAAAAGCGGAGTTAGCATAGATGCCGGTGGTATTTTGACTATTATAAGCCGAATTGGATTGTACAAAAGCACCATTAGCATATAATGCTGCCGAATTGGCGGTATAATATGCTGAGTTGGCATATGTGCCTGTTACATTTTGACCAGTGTAAGATGCATTTGCCTGAGCAAAAGCACCATTAGCGTATATCTGTGCTGAGTTTGCGGTATAGTATGCTGAGTTAGCATAGGTTCCAGTTACGTTTTGTGTATTAAAAGCTGCATTCGCTTGAGCAAAAGAACCATTAGCGTATGTTTGTGCCGAATTGGCTGTATAGTACGCACCATTAGCATAGGTACCTGTAGTGTTTTGGCTAATGTAGGCCGCGTTTGCCTGAATGAAAGCGCCATTAGCATATAGTGCCGCAGAATTTGCTTGAGAATGACTAGAATTTCCATGAATATATGCTGCATTTGCTTGTAAGAAAGCTGCATTCGCTGATAAGAACGCAGAATTGGCATATGATCCAGTAGAGTTTTGACTACTATAAGATGAGTTGGCCTGAAGATATGCGGTATTTGCATAGTCACCTGCAACCCGTACATCTTTATTCTCTTGATTACCTAAAATGGTATAAATTGTCTTCATGTTATGTTATTTCTAATAGACTAACTATCACATCAACTGAAGAAGCTGTATTTGTATTTACTGAAAGATAATCACCAGATTCCAATACTACTTTTTGGCCGCCGCCTATTGGAATTAAAGAACTTCCTGGATCAATCTGAGCACTTTTTACCATATAAAAATTTGAACCACTAATGTTTAAAATAACATTTGCAGATATTGAAGTATTTAATAGATTTGCAACTGACATACCAATAATTGTGGCTTGAGTTCCGGCGCCAGCTGTATACACTACTGTCGGAGATGTACCGACTGCGGCCGATCCATAATTTTTAAAACTATTTGCCATTTTTATTTCCTAATAACTTATATTTATTAACCTAATGCAATCGCATAAGCCAATGCATCTGAATCAGCTGTATTTGCTTTAGAGAAAGCTGCATTTGCATAAATTCCAGTTGTATTTTGACTAGCATATGAAGAATTTGCGGCAATAAAAGCAGCATTTATTCCAGCAGTCGCAGAATTTGCAGCTGCAAAAGCTAGGTTTGATTGATTATATGCTGTAGAAACTTGCGATAAAGCAGTATTTGCAGTAGATAAAGCTGAATTAGCTACATCGTAAATTTGCTGAATCTGTTGAGATTGACTTGATGCACCTAAAAATTGTGCAGTGGATTGTACAGATGCGGGTGCTCCTGGTCCAACCCTTACACTAATTTGTGATATAGGATTTACTACTACTGTTGCCATTATGCATCTGTACCATAAGAATTGGTTACACCAGTAACTCCTGGAGATACATAAATTTGTCCTTCTAACACCCTAGAAACTTGATTTGTTGCACTTGTTGTGATAACATCATACACATACTTGCCATACGGAATGTTTGCGGTTACTGGCGCAGTTAAAGAAAGTGTTATAATTCCGTTGTTTGCACTGGTAATTGTTGTTGTAATATTGAACGCAACATTGGCGGTGGTATAAGACTTTTTAGCTCTTGATGATACAGTAAATCCTGTAAGATTATAAGGGCTTCCGTAATCGTCAGCTAATGTTAGTTGTGATGTAAAAGTGGAACCTTGTTCCAAATATTGGTCTGAATATCCTGCGGCCATTTGTTGTACCTTTTATTTTCTGCACTCAACATATTTATGATATTTTTTACGGTAGTTTTGCCTTCAGTTCCTCTACTTGGTCACTCAGTTCTTTGATGGCCTCAATCAATAATGGCACCAGACGTTCATAATTAATTGTCAAATATTGACTATCTATAGGTGCAGGATGAACAATTTCAGGTAAAACTGATTGTACTTGTTGTGCAGATACACCAACTTCGCGCCTTACTTTATAACCCAAATCTTGTGCCGTTTGATTAGCTTCATAATAGAAACCATTGAGTGACTTAACTTTATCTAAAGCACCTATGATGTTTCCTAAATTCGTTTTTAGTTTATCATCAGAATAATATGCAGTAATAGTTCCAATTGCACGAATTTCACCAGCCGTTGTTGAAGCAGCCGTACCAATACCAATTGAATTAAATTGAGAATTCTGTGTTGTGCTAGTAAATGTTGCAGCAGAACCTGTGGTATTTTGATTCAATGTTGGGAATGTACAATTGCTCAAATTACCTGATGATGGAGTACCAAGTATTGGAGTTACTAAAGTGGGACTTGTTGCAAAAACTAATGCACCAGAACCAGTTTCATCAGTAACAGCTGCCAGTAAATTGGCAGAATTGGAAGTTGCTAAGAAATTAGCAACATTTGTGGCAAGACCTGAAATACCAGTAGAAACTGGCAAACCAGTACAGTTTGTCAATGTACCTGAATTTGGTGTGCCAAGTACAGGTGTTACTAAAGTTGGAGTATTTGAAAGTACAACTGAACCTGTTCCGGTAGAAGATGCAACTCCTGTACCACCAGATGAAACTGGAACAGGTTGTGAAGAAGTTATTTGTCCTGCAGCAATATTTGCATTTAGTGTTCCATAATTTGCATACACTATAGCACCAACTGAGTTACTTGTTGGATTTGTTGCTAGACCTTGGAATAGATAATAATTACTTCCTGCAACTCTTACTAAACCTGCATATTTTGTACCTGCACTTACATATTGGCCATAAAAACCAATGTCAACTGTATCCGATAAATTGTTCGCAGCTAATTCAATCAATGAATCAACTGTTTGGAAGGTTGAAACATTAATATATGAAGAAGTTCCATTGACAAATAAATTACCTGTGACACCTAAATCACCAGACAATGTACCACCAGTTCTTGGTAATGCATTATTTGCCGTTGTGAAAGCTGAATTTGCATAAGAACCTGATGTTACTGCTTTAGTGTCTGCTGTAGCTGCATTTGTTGTTGCTGTATTTGCTTGTGTATACGCAGCGTTTGCCTGAATAAATGCAGGTTGTGCAGATAAAGCCGCCGTATTAGCAGCACTAAATGCTGAGTTAGCATAAGCACCAGATGTTATTGCATTAGCGTTGGCATTATTTGCCGCCAAATATGCAGAGTTAGCATAAGTGCCTGTCGTATTTTGAGATTGATATGCTGAATTTGCTTGTGTAAACGCAGGTTGTGCAGATAAAGCCGCCGTATTAGCAGCACTAAAAGCGGCATTTGCTTGGATAAAAGCACCAGTTAAAACTTTATTTGTTGGTACTGTTGTTGTGCTTGTTGATGTTGTACTATCAGAAATCATATTTGCAGTCATGATTTGTGAGTACTGTGTACCATTGTTTACATCTAAAATATCAAAATATTTACCTGTTTCATACCAACGTATAGTCGCATTGGCATTTGGAATACCAGTTGGTTGATTATTTGCAGTACCTCTATTAACACTAAAATAACTTATAACAGGTGTATTTGTGTTTGCATTTATTACAAAATTATTTGTTGTATAAACAACTGTTCCATTAAGTACAAAAGAACCGCCAACAGTTACTGAACCTGATGTTGTCAATGATTGAAAAGCACCAACAGCATTTGTTGCTGAAAGTGATGATCCAGTCAATGTCATATTATTGATTGTTTGAGCACCAGACTGTAGATTATTAGCAAACAAATACGAAGAATTGGCAAAACTAAATGCCGAATTGGAATATATTCCGGTAGTATTTTGGGAACCATAAGCTGAATTAGCTTGTGTAAATGCTCCTAAGATGTATGCAATAATATCATAACCATTAACAACTGCGCTTGTTGCTGCAATAATGGAACCTCCAAAATTACCATTTGAAGTTACTGTTAATTGGCCAGCATTAATTCTATTATTTGAAGTTAAAAATGATGTATAAGTGTTTCCTGTTATACTTACGTTTCCTGTAATTCCTGCACCTGCACCTACAGTCAATGAATTTTGTAATGTTGCTGCACCTAATACATTGATTGTGTTAGAAATGGTTGTTGTACCAGAAACACTTAATGTTCCACCTAAGGTTGAATTATTTGATACTGATAAACTAGTACCTGTATTTGTGGCGTAGATAGTTCCATTAGAAGTAATCGAACCACTTGCAACTAAACTCTGTGATGTATTTGTGAAATATACTTGTTTACCTACAGTTAAGTTGTTGTCGATGGTTGCAGAAGAAGATGTACCTGTAACTTGTAATAATCCGGAAATTGTAGCATTATTTCCAACAGATAGAGATGTGCCTGTTCCATTTAAAATCAAAGAACCAGAATCTTTTGTCCAATCATACTTACCGATTGAATTGATTTCATTTGAATCGGCGTTTGTTGCAACAATCCAATCACCAAATGTGTTGGCGAAACCTAAAATATTGACTGTATTTGCCATCTTAACCTTTTATTAGTAATTGTTGCAACAACGATTTAATCTCGGACATGTCCGATTTGATGCAATCTATTTCTGATTTTACTTTATTTATTTCTTCTTTTTGAATCTTTACCAACCTAAGTTTATTATAATACTCATTTTTTTCTGTACTATCTGTAGGCAAAAGAGCTCTACTGTTTATATCACGAACAAAATTTGTTCCAGTAACTCTTACTAGTTCCATTTTAGATTCCTGTTCCTGCTGGCAATGCTAATGCACGAATATCAGTTAAGAAAGGAACATTTGTATTATCACTTGTCGCTAAAACAATTTTGATTGCAAATTGAATAAATGATGTATACTTTTGACCTGTTGTTGCACTTACATAACTGATGCTGTTGTTTGCTTGGTTACTTGCATAAATGCCAGGCGCAGCTTCATATTCATACAAATCGGTTCTAGATGTGGAAAATGTATTTGGATTCTGCATAGTTGTCATCAACTGCCAGTTACCTGATTCAAACGGAGCTGTATCTAATGAATTCAAAATTTTGTAATAAACATAGATAGCTGTACCTAATGGTTTATATGCAGTATAAAATACTCTTAAATCACCTGAATCATTTCCTGGTGCAAGTACAACTTTCTTAGTGAAATATTTTGCATATGAATTACCACCTTTTGATGATGTTTCACCTGTTACTGTAACAACAGCATTTGCATTTCCTCCGCGAGTAGCTGGATTGGAAATTGTAATTGTTGGTGATGTTAGATAACCAGAACCTGGTGTAATTGCATATACAGAAGTAATTGCACCGTTGGCATTTGCAGTAAATCCTAATGTTGCAACATTTGAACCAACATCTGGACTTGAAATTGATATTGTTGTTGCATTGACGTTATAACCATAACCTGGATTGGTAATAGATATAACATTATTACCAATTCCCATGTTATTGATGAGATAAGAAATCGCATACATCGTAACACCATCGTCCGAAATGATTGGGGTCACGTTAGGATCACTTGTGGCCATTGTTGCATACAATGAGAAGGAATTATTTGAATACTTTAATAGGGTTCTTTCTCCATTTCCATCATTTAAGTAAATGTCATCAGGTAAAGGACTTCCTAATCTTCCAGGAGTAATTGAATTTGTACCTGTTGGTACATTTCCAGTCTTTAATGTTGCTGTATATGAATAATTGATACTTGTTCCTGTTGGTGCAAGGTCAGTTGTGGTGATATTCATTGCATCATAAACTCTACTTGGAGAATAATTACCAAATATCTGTGAGGCACTATTCGCATCTATCTTATTCAAAATATCTTGGTTGCCCATTTTTCTAAATGGCAAACCTTTGGGTACAGTAAACTGAACCGAAGCTGTGGTTGTAGAGAACACACATTTATCAATAACAAACATCAAATCTTTTGTTTGGTCTGCTGACCATGTTATACCATTTTGAGATTCAAACAAAGCACCAACATAAGGAGCTGCACCAATTTTTGTTGGATTACTTGGATTTGCATCTGATACATTAGCTTTTGCAGTAGAGGGTACAGCTATTTGATTTTGTTGACCATAATAAAGTACATAATCTTTAGAAGCTGAATTAACAATAAAAGCGTACAATACACCAGATTGAATATAAACCGGTGCATCAAAAACAAATTCTGTATAAGCACTTGGATCCAAATAATGTGGTGTGCTGGATGTGTTTACTTGGTTTGGAAGTAACATAACCGTAGAGTAATCTAATGTAGAACCATCAGGATAACCATTAATTGTAGGTACAACACTAATTTTTACTGGAATATTTGTTGAAGGTTTTGAATAGAAAAATAATTTGATTGAGTATAAGAAAATACCATTGGGGTAATTATCTTTTGAAACAATAAATGTTTGTGCAACCGGATCACTATTACCTGTTTGTACGGTAGTAGAACGAGTCGTTGTAACTGAACTAATTAATTGATTGGCTCTTTGATTTACTTGAGTAAATACAGATTTAGAAGAATCTATTGAAGGTGCAAAATCTAATTTTTGTGAGGATGTTGAAAGACCTGAGGCGACAAATGTTCCTTCGGCAAATGTTGTTGCGGTTGTTAAATCTGTGGCCACAGTTCTATTATCTACGCGAAATACTCTACTTCCGGTTTGAAATGTAGTGGAAGGAACATTGAAAATACCAACAAAATTACCAGCTTCATCTGTCGAAGGTTTAGCTAATGAGTTTCCAGTTTGCACCGCCGAGCTAATTTTAGTTAAATTGCCTGAAATGGAATAACGAGAACTAATATCTCCACCCATTTCTGTATTTGTACCCAACGATAAATTTACAGGAGTACTAAGTGTAACAAGTTTTGTTACCGGATCATATGCTGTAATGGTTGCAGAATAAGTGTAAAGACTTGAGCGATAAAGTGTTGTCATTTATTTTTCCAAAATTTTATTAATTATTTATTGTCTTGGGAAATGATTTATCACCAAAAACTCTACTAATTGTATATAAGAAAGCAAATAGTGCCCACATTCCGTAACCTGTTACTATACCAGCTTGCTTGTCTTTTCTTGGTAATAAGTTGACTATTTTACTAATTGGTTTACCAATATTCATAATAATTTTACCAGCGAGATTATCTTTATCTCTCTTACCCATTATATATGCCATATGTTCAGCCCAAGGTGTTGCAATTCTATGAGCCCATTTTGTTGCAAGTTTTGCTTGGACTTCAGAACGCTTCTTATCATCTTTAATCCAGAACATACATTGTGGACCTTCACCGGACATCCAATCAACAACAACTGTAGCCCAACGAATATAACCATGATAGGCCGCAGGGTCATTCAATTTTAACAATTCACCAAATTCTTGGTCCGCCTTGTAAATTGATTCATCCATTAGTCCCAATTGGTATAGTTTGGTACAGATAATTTTACCTCCACCACCGCCACCTCCAGAAGGTTTTGGTGGAGGTGGAACATATGTTGCAGATACATCGAGACTGTAAACATATTTTGATGTAATGTTAATTGTTGAACCAACATAGTAACTAGAAGTATTTGAAGCAGTAGCTGGATCCAATCTTAATTGAGTTGCACCAACAAACCACTCTGCGCCAGCTGGCATTCTAACCGAAGTTCCTGCATTAGTATATGTAATCGGTGGATTAATTGTAGTATACACTATCGTGTTTGATGCATTCTTAATTGTTGCACCAAAAGCTGATGTTGTTGTACCTGAACTTGTTGCGGTCCATCCAAGTTTTACCGTTGTTGGTGCATTTGATACTGTATAAGTAAAAGTTGTTGTTGATGCTGGTGTGTTCGTTAAAGAAGTTCCAATGCTTGTACCATTCGCATAAACTGTTGCTGAACCTGATGCACCAACCTCTATCGTGTAAATTCCGTTAGCTGTGAGTGTGACGGGTGAGGTAAAATTGAAATTGGTACTATTAGTTCCATCACCCCAAACTCCATAGTTATTCAATAGTGATGAATAACCTTGTACTATTGGTGTTCCAAATATTTGTGTTGTTGTATTACCATTTAATGTATTTGACCAACCACCACCAACACCACTAATTGAACCACTTTGGCTTATGTTTATTACTGAATTAGAGGCTACTGTTCCTGATGCAGAAGAAGACAAGTAATTTCCACTAGAGTCAAATGTTGCATTCCTTAAAGTTGTAGATCCTAATAAATTAGGAACACCAAGAATATCTGAAACATATAAACGAACTTTTGTCGTATCTGTATAATAATAAACAGTTGTTACACGAGCAATTGGATAGAACACACTGGCAATATAAAAACCAATAATATCATCATTATTAAATGTGCCAGAAACACCTGTCAATTCAATTGTATTTGGAGCAGTCATGTATCGTGATACATCTACACCATCAAAGAATGTCGATACATTTGAATTGACCAACAAACCAGATGCACGAATAATAACTTGTTGCGGTCTAATGTAAGGCAATACTGTAATATTAGTCAAGTATCCATTATTAATTCCAAATGTGGAAGAAGTAGGATTATATGCACCTGAAGTAACATTTTGAATTTGACTTGCATATGTTTGCGTTGTTGTGCTTACAGTAGTTGTCCTAGATGTACTAGTAGTGGATACGCTTGAGCTAGAACTACTACTTGATGATAATGTTCCTGGAATAGTTTGATAATCACCTGAATTTAACAAGTTAACACCAGTTGTGGCTTGATATATTTGAAAATTAGGATTAGTAACTAAAATCGCTGGTGCTTGATTGTTATCTACCCAATTGTCCATTGGTGGGTTCATTTGTAATAACCCCTGTTGGACTGAAACATTGAATGGATTTACAGAAACTGTACTACTTGCAAGTGGTTGAACAGCAACATTTTCTGTTGTGTATGGTAAAGTAAACAGATTTGTTTGAGCACCATTGATGCTATTAATTCTATAACTATTTGTATTTGCTATCGTTCCTAAACTCGCAAGCACAACAGGATTTTGGAGTTGAAAATTATCAACCAATTGCAATGCAGTTAGTTGATTTTTACGAACATTGATGTTTGCAGCATAGTCTGGATTTTGTGTGTCTGCTGTTCCAAATGATGAAAAATCATCAACCAATATACCATTCTTAAAACGATTTAAACCATTAGCATCAGGAATTTGTAAAGAACTAGCTTTTTGTTCCAAAATACTTAATGATGTATAATATTCTAAATTATTAACACGGGTTTCTAAATCTGTAATATCTTCTTTAGCCCAACGCTTGTGAATAATTTTATTGATAGACAAGTTTGATGGAACACCAGGTGTACCCTCACCAGGAACAAAAGCTGTATATGGGTCGTGAAATAAATTTGCAATTATCATAGAACCAGATGGTTCATTTGGCAATAATGGATTAACAGAAGGTGTACCTTGAATTATATTAAAACTCTTATCTTTTGTTAATACTAATTTGTCGTTTCTACCCAAATAGTATTGATAGAAACCTGTAAAGTTTGATAAATTATTGGGTATCAACATACCAATATCATTCGTAGAAGTTTGTGTACCTGAATATTCCCAAACATATGCAGTCTGACCATTAACTCGGCAAGGCCTAAAATCAATACAATCTCTTAATGCATATTGTACACCATCTTTAGCTGTGTATGAACCAATTTGTGCATAAGCTTCTGCTGAACTCGATACACCACCATAAGTTGAGCCTGATGTATTATATGATTGGATACTGAAATAACCATCACCAGAAGATGCTTGTGTGTGAGAATAGTAATCTACAGCAACAAGAATATTTCCTGAAGGAATCGGCGCACCTGGAATCAATGAAACCGATGCATGGTCATAGAAACTATCTCTTTGGCCATTGTCTAATGTGAAATAAGAAGTAATATCTGTATAATTTGACAATGAACCTGATGGATTTGTACCAGCAACACCTGAATCAAATACACCTACAATTCTTTTAACATCATTTACATACAATGACATTTTTCCAGTTGCTGTAATGTCTGTTTTACTAATTGTAATTTGACCTTTTGTTAAATCCTGATAAGAATTTGTTCCAGAAACTGATGCAAGTGTACCAACAGTTACGGTGTTACCCGTAACTAAAGATTTTGATTTTAAAACATAACTTGAAGAATCACCACTGCTTGCTTGGACTTGTGCAATAATTGTAACATTTTTATTTGTACCAACACCAGAACCAACTGTAAATGTTGCTTGAGTTTTATCAGAAGAAATTGAAATTGTATTACCTGATGTAGTAAAATCTAAAACATTACCTGTTGAATTATCAACAACCATGAATAATTGCGGCGCAGATGAACTATCTAAAGTACCTGTACCTTCAAATCTTAATGGATTACTTGCATTGCCTGATGTTGCTTGTAGTGTTAATGTATTACCAGTAAATGTTTTTGAACGATATACTCTTTGTGTAAAATAAGAAGTGGTGGTTAATTGTGCAACATATGGATAACCAATTTGAAATATTAATTCGGGTGAAACTTGTGAATATAATATTGTATCTGAATTTGCAAGACCATTAACTTTACCACTTGCTGCATTTATATTCACATTTGCGGTTAGCGCATAAGAACCAGAACCGGCAGTTTTAACAATAGATTCAACATCATAATTTTCATATATCAATGAGAAAGTTGATGTTGCTGTTGGTGTTACTGTGAATGGAGAATCCACATTTACTACTTTGGAAGCACCATTGTAACTTGTAATATTTCTCAAATCAATAATACCGCCAGTATTCATACTTACTGTTACATTGAAGTAAGAATTTGAAGTGGCTGAGAATGAACCGTTTGTATCATTAATTGTGAAGGTTGTTGCAGTGCCTGATGTAACATTTCCGGATAATGTGTTTGCAGCAAAATCTGAAATATATGCATTGAAAATATATGTTTTAGTATTTGTTCCAGTACCTGAATTATATTTCAAGTTACGCATGAAAGCAGAACCAATCAATGTTGATGAATAAGTTGTAGTATTTGTTGAAACAATATTAGCTGCAGGAACACAATGCAAATCAACTTGAGGCAATGTAGAAATATCAAATACACCATTAGAGGTGTCTACAACAAAATAATTTCCGTAATCCACATAAACTGGATTATTACTGATATTTGCAACAGACTGAGCTCTTGTGTTTGTTAATTTAATATCAGATTGGTTCTCTACTCGATAACCATGAACATATGCAACACCTTTACTAATACTTAAATCATAGGTTGTATTTGATGTAGAATTTGCAGATGGTGTTAGTTTGAAATCATTAACAATATAATCACCATTTGTTTCATAATCACGTTTTGCAAAGTAATCATCGATGGTTGAGTAAACAGTGCCATCAACTTGTTTTAAAATATTACCATTTTCAATCCGAACCAATTCAATAAAATTATCATCATTACCTAAAGTCAAAGGCAACGTAATCAATGTTAGTGTGATAACATATCTGTCTGCACCCGGTGCTTGATAGTTGGATGCACCAATAGCAGGATCCAACAAAGAAGAATCATTGATGTAATCGTAAATTGTTTCTGTAATTTGTAAACCAATGCGGTATGATGGTAAATTATCATACTTGTCTAAAATGATTGTCTGTGGATTAACAGTAACAAAGTTACCTATTGAATATTGGATGCCAGTACTATTTGAAATGGAATATCCATTAACAACATAAAATACACCATTCGCAATAGAAGCAACCGATGAAAGACCAGTTGAAGATATGGTTGTTGATACTGAATTAACTACTGTAGTGGTCGATGTAGCGACAGAAGCATAGTATGTTGAACCTGTGCTTGTTGAAATAACACTACCATCGGTAAATTGAGCACCTGAGAGATATGTTACAATCAATGTTGGTGGGTCACCAACGGTGGAACCACTAGTTGTAGTTTCAGCCGTAGCAATAACTCTAGCAAGAATTGTTCCTGTTGAATCTTGAATAATTTGGCCTGCGAAATTCCCAGCAGTTACTGTAATACCATTGTAAGTATTGTTCAGTTTAATATAATAACATTGTTGATTAAGTGTGACTTGTCCACCCGAAACTGGTGTATTTGTAGAATATATCGCAGAAGCAAATTCAGAAATTTGATTCTGTAAAATTGTTTGAGACTGTGTTAATTCACGAGCTTGAACCGCAGAACCTGGCTTAAACAGTATGCGGTGAAAGTTTTTTGATGGGTCAAAATCGTCAAAATATGGACCAACATTGAAATTTAAAGACATTTTTTTCCTTTAGTATCCTAGTACAAATTTAAATTGCTCGATGCCATCAACGCTTCTTTGAACACCAACACGATTCTCAATATATGTTATATATCCTGAAAATGGAATGAGTGAAGGTGAAGTTACAGAGAAAACCACCCTCGATGCACCTGAAGATAAACCAATAATTGATTGGCCAACTGTATATGTTCCATTTATATTTATCAACTGTAATATATTCGTTGATGTGTTGAAATTTAAGACTGTTCCGTAGTAAATAACATTTCCATTATTATCGAATTGTTGTACAATTTCATCGGCCGTGTAGACATTTCCTGCACCAGCTGAAACTAGAAATTGGGTTGAAGTGTTATATATTGCACCATTTGCGAGTGCTGGACCAGAGGAACCATATACTTGTGGATTAATAAGAAGTCCAACTTGGCGATAATTTACACCGGTTGTAGGCAAAACACCATTTTCAGAACCATTGAATTCAACTGAATACATTACATGATTGCAACCCAACTCAGATATTGGATCGTATGCATGGCCGCCGACTGGTGAAATAGGAGCTACGGCTGTTGCACCAGAACCTAATGAAGAAATATAACTTAGATTCGCTGAGGTGTATGCCTTGATTGATACATTTGCATATGTATAATTGTTTCCTGCAAAACCTGTTTTGACAACAATATCATTAATTACACCATTGGTTATCTGTGAACTTGTTATATTTGCAACGGTTCCTGTACCATCACCTGTTACGGTAACCACAATATATGTGTTAACTGCATCATATCCTGATCCTCCGTTTGTTACATTTATTACCTCAATGTCTCCGCAACCTGCGTTAGTCAGATATGGTTGAGGTGTGTTTGCACCAACAGGGATAGGCATCCAATCAGTATCCAAGAAACTTTTCTTGAGACCTGCATCAATTGTATACATGTATTTCCATTTATACAGGTCATTACCTTGATAGATATTATTTGTTCCGTATGAACCTGGTTGAAAATATGGCTCAGAAGTTGACAGTCCGCCATTATTATTCGCAAGACATTTGAAAACTTGGTCGTAACGGTTCTTTACATAAAAATTATAAAGTGGAAATCCATTGGCATCTTTTGCATTCATGTTTACTGAATCGGAATATGCAAAGAAATTGGTGTTATTTGCCCAATTAATCCTTTGAATAACAGGTGAAATGTTACTGGAGTTAATTAGTTTTGCTCCAAACATATTTTTAAACACTCTTTTCAGATATGTCTGGTCTTCTGTCGGTTGTGTTGGTGTTTCACTTGAATTCACTATTGGCCATGAATCCTCTTGGCCAATAAAAGCATATATGGAATTAATGGTAGCACCATTGAGTTTGACTGTCGGATTGTAATAATCCGTCTCAACTCTGATTACTTTTGCTTGATTTGTGAGTATGTTTAGATTTGATGCCATGATTTATTTATTAAGCGTGGGTGACAGAACAGAAAGTATTTTGCACGGTACCATCTATTGACATATATCTAAGAAATACAGTTGATGTTCCTGGAATATTATATGTTGTTGCATTTAAGGTTGAATTTAATGCTGATACTCCTGTAGTTAATGTTTGGTTTGTTCCAGCAGTGTTTGTTATCCATGCAACAACTTCTTTACCTGCCAGTAAATTTGATAGTGTAACAACTAAACCTGTGGACGTTTGAGCCCTAACAACAGAAGTATTTGCATGGTCAATTGTTATTGCGGTTTGAGCACCAGGATATACTATTGGAGTATAAACAAAACCTTTTTGCGGTTCAACACGGCCTGTAAAAGTTACAGAATCTGCATTAAATAACGCGATTCTTTGAATTGTATTTGAACCAACTGGTGTATTATAAAATTCAATACGAGTTCCTCTTGCAGAATCGGTAAAATTTTCAGATGCAACAAAGTCAATTTTTGTTGGACTGGATCCAGGAAATTGTGTTCCTGTGAAACCATTTCCAACAATTCTCATCATAATGTCATTGTTTGAAGTTGCTGCAGGTGCCGCAGATGAACCGCGACCCATACGGCCGATTAAAACAGGATAGGTATTTTGACCAAAACTATCTAATACTAAGCGTGTTGTTGTGTTTGCTTTACCGGTAATCTGCAAC